TTCAGCGTCCAGTGGCTGCCGCCGTTGAGGGTTCCGGCAGATGGCACTGTGACCACGCACGAGGAGGTGCCTCGCCAACACAGGGAGTCCTGCGCCACGGTGGCGCTATTGAATCCGGTGACCCCTGTAATCCCGCTCTCGAAGTTTGGGTTGGCGGCGTAGTTCAACCGTGTTGGCTTGATGACGACGCGCAGTTCCCTTGCGTTCTGGTAGGCGCTCGGTCCGGCCGAGCCCAGGGACAGCGGCTCGAACTGCACGGCGTCCAGGATCTGGTGTTTGTTCGCTGACATGCTGGCGAACTTGAAGCCGACGGAGGCGTACGTTGCCCGCTTCCAGGCGTACCCACCGCCGGATACGGGGTAGTCGACCGGGCCGGTGAACGCGGCGTACGGGCGGCTGTAGGAGCCTGCTACTCCTGACTTGAGCGTGCCGGAGGTGATGCCCATCCATGCCTGCGCCGGGTCGACACCTTGGTAGGGGTAGTGGGAGAAGTCCTTGAAGGCAGCCGCCGGGGCCTTCACTCCGGCCGAGAGCGCACCGTCCACGGAGAACTGTCCCGCCAGCGGCGCCAGTGGCTTGCCGCGTGGCACCTTGATGGCCAGGCCACCGTTGATGGTGACCAGGCCGAACAGGTCCGGGGAGTACGTGGTGAACTTCCGCGCGACGATGGTGCCGCTGACGGAGAACTGGTTGAAGTACTCCGTGGTGTTGCTGAAGGTCAGGTTCGGCATCAGGTGACCGCCATTCCCACGCGGGTGGCAGTGCTGAGCGTCGAGTTGGTAGTCGTGAGCACCTGAGATCCGTTCCGGTAGACCGTGATGTTGCTCCCGGAGTAGGCCACCGTGATGCGGTCGCCGTCCGAGAACGCCGTGGAGTAGTTGAGGGTCGTGGTCGCCACGCCCGCCTGGATGAGGTGGAGTGCCGTCCTCCCGGCCCGCCAGTAGTTGCTGGAGTCCTGGAGCCGGAAGACCACACCCTGCTTGAGGGTGTTGCCGGGGTTGGTCAGGAAGGTCCCCGCCACCGTGCCGTCAGCGTGGCCCGGGATCGTGGCGATCGACGCCGTTGCACCAACTGGGTACGCGCAGCCGCCCCCGTAGCCGCCGGAGGTCCACTGCCCAAGGGTCTCGGCCCAGGACGCGGCCCCGATGTCCGAGGTGCGGGTCGTCCAGTTCACCCATCCCTGGGTGAAGGAGTCGAGCACGTTGTACGCGGGCAGGGCGTCGCTGTACAGCGAGGTGATCAGAGTTCCGTGGTTGTCGTAGTACTCGACGAACGGGTACACGTTCACCTGCTCGCCGGAGTACGCCTGCGCGTAGCCGGACAGGCACATCTGCACGCGCTCGTCGTAGCCCAGTGGCGTCCACTGTGCGTTCGCGGTGGGCGTGTCCGGCGGGGCGACGTTGATGCTCGCGGTGAGCGCCTGGTAGACGCGGCCGTGGAAGATGACGGAGTCGCCGGGCTGGTAGTAGGTGTCGTCGTCCCAGGACTGCCAGGTGTACGGCAGCGGGACGCCGAACAGGACCGGCTGCTGCGGGTCCATCGTCGCCTGCCCGGAGACGCGGCCGACGGAGCGCACGCCCATGGTGGCGACTGACCCACCGGAGTTGGTGTTACGCACCCACAGCGCGTTGCCTGCCTTGTCGTCGGGGTTGGTTGGGTTCTGCACGCCGATGCCCACCAGGACGCCGTTGGTGCCTGGGGTGACGCCTGCGGTGAAGGAGATCTCTTCCCATCCGGCGACGTGTCCGTTGGCGTCGACCAGCGTGGAGTCTGTGCCGTACTGAACCACCGTCCAGTAGGCATTGGAGGAGTTGGTACCTGTAGGGATCTGGGAGGCACCGTAGGCGCCGCTGCTGCCCGCCTGGTAGAGGTAGGAGCCGAACTCAGCCTTGTCTCCGGCCGCATAGTTCACGCTCGCGTCCCACTGCGGGAAGGACGGGTGGTCGAAGTCCGCCTGGTCGTCGGAGAGCATGAGGTTGTAGCCGATGGACAGGTCGGCGTCGTAGCCGGTCGTCTCGGAGATGATGGACCTGATCTGCTCCAGGGTGCCCTTCTGGCGGCCGAGGGTCGCAGCGTCACGCACCCGCTGCCGGAAGAGGTAGGCCGGAGTGGACGCCTCGTACTCGATACCGAACTGCGTAGCCAACTGGGAGATGTTGTCGAAGCGGGTGCGCATCGCATCGTTGGTGTACCGGTTGGAGTCGTAGTACGACCTCACCATGTCGAAGCCGAACCCGAAGATCGACAGGAACGGATGCAGGAACGGGTTCAAGGTGTTGGAGTCGTCGGTGACGTTGTTGCCCGGCGCGATGTCGACCTTGTAGTGCTCGGGAACGAGCCCGTACAGGAGGTCGGTGTACCCGTTGTCCTTCGGCATGAGGCAGGACACTGTGCCCGCGCGGGACCACTGGCCGGACGCCTTGATGAAGATCGTGTAGTACAGCCAGTGCCCCCCGACCACGCCCCTGTCGACGAACGACGTCGACTTGGATGTCTGGTCGAGCAGGACCTCTCCGTCGTTCTCGTTGACGGCCCAGCCGAACCTGTTGCGCAGTAGGCGCAGGTTGGTCCACGAACCGGCTGGGGACGCCCAGTCGAGCAGCACGGTGGAGTAGTCGGCGGGCGTGGCTGTGAACGGGCTGACGTCGAACTCGGCCCGGATGTCCGTGCCGTACTTCGAGAGCCCGTATTTGGAGACGCCGTATGTACCCAAGGCGGATCACATCTCCCGGAGCATGGAGACGGAGAAATTGATCTCGTCCAGGGTGTAGGTCTTGCCACCGAAGGGGTTGCGCTCGATCATCTCGATCTTCTTGCCCGCGCTCACGGGGCCCTGCCAGAACGCCGTCGTGTGGCTGTAGCCGTTGAAGTTGTGCGTGACGGTGTGGCAGACGACGCGGCTACCGCCGACGGCGATGCCCAGCCAGCGCTCGGGGTCTTCGAGCAGGATCGTGCCTCGGCAGTACGCGGAGGCTAGCCACCAGCCGGTGCGGTTGGCGGTGACCGAGGAGCCGTTGAAGATGCCCTCGGGGTCGTTGGTCGCCGACGGCCTGGGGAACGGGATCGGCACGCGCTCGGCAGCGGCGGAGATGTGCGTCTTCACAGGCTTGAAGGTGTGCGAGGTCTTGGTCATGTAGCAGACGGGTATGCCCTTGCCGCGCTGGATGGAGTCGAGACGATCGGCGACCGAGGCCCACTTGTTCGTCTTCATCTTCAGCGTGGTGTCCTGGTGCGGGTTGATGCCCAGGGTCTGCTGCATGGCCAGCACTTCGTCTTGCAGGTTGTTCACGTGGGAGGCGTCGATATCCTCGACGAGGTTCTTGTGCGTCGTGAACGTCTTGTACTGGTGTGGGTAGACAGCGGCCATTAGCCGATCCCTCCGGTCATGGTGATGTTGGAGATGTTTCCGACCTTCGGGATCTCCCAGGCGCGGAAGACAACGTCGGCTGTGCCGGTCTGCGCGGCGTCCGCGCGGGCGATCATGGGGATGTCGACGTAGCGCACGCCGTCCACCGCGAGCAGGGCCTTGTAGAAGTCGCTGAGGGTCATCCGCATACCGAAGTCGACGTTGGCGAATCCGAGCATGTTCTTCAGGGCCTGCTGCACGTCGTAGAGGACCGAGGCCCTGGAGTAGCGGGGCCAGCACTCGACGGTGATGGGCTTGGTGGACGAGCCGACGTTCACGCTGACCACGGATGGGCCTGCCACGGTGACTGTGGAGCCCGCCAGGGCCTTGGCCTGGAGGGTGGCCTGCACGTTGTTCAGGGTCGTTGTGTTGGGCTGTCCGCCGTCCGCTCCGATGACGTACACGGAGACGCTGGTGTAGGTCGAGGCGACGGCGTTGGCCCGGACGATGCCGGGAAGGGTCAGTGCCAGGTCGGAGAAGTCCCGGAGGGTGACGCAGCGGTCCTGACTGCGGAAGATTCGCGGCGCGTTGGCCCTGATCTGATCGTTGGTCTCGGGGTCTGCACCGCCGGACATGGCCGAGGAGATCGCCGTGCCACTGGAGTTCTGGGCGATGGTGACGCCGGGCAGGTTCGAGGAGGCGAGGGCGTTGACCACGCCCGCGTTGACGTTTCCGATCGTGCCGCCACCGACGCGGTAGGTCGCGTAGATGGTCAACTGACTGTTGGGGATGGCTCCGTTGATGTTGTCGCCGAAGCGGATCCACGCTGCGCCGGAGTCGTCCAGGAACGTCGTGAACACCTTGTCTTCGGGGTCGGCGTCCACCAGGTAGTTGATGTAGGTCCACTCGGTCGCGGCGTTGACGTCGTCCACGAATACCTGCACGGTGCCGTTGATGACGGGCACGTCCGGCAGCCGGAACTCCTGCACGGGCAGGCCCGAGCTGGTGCCAACGTTGACCTGGCTGCGGGTGACTCCCTGGGTGACCGGGACTGTGGCCTTGCCACCGTTGACCGGCACCAGGATGTCGGAGTCGGTCTCGTAGGTGACCGGGCTGTCGATGGTGTCGATGTAGTCGGTGACGACCTGAGTACCCGCAGGCACCAGGACAGCCGGTCCGGGGTTGGACGTCTGGAAGGTGACCGTGCCAGTGGCCGGGACACCGTTGCTCGGGGTGTAGCCGAGCAGGTCCGCAATCTGGAGCAGGGACAGGCGCTGGGTCGCGGTCGGCAGGAAGGCCTCCTGCTGGAGCCGGTCACCGTAGTAGGAGAGGCTGTCCCCGAGGTAGGAGAACAGCTCGACCATGAGCACGCCGAAGTCGCCCTCCGAGCCAGGTACCCACTGCGGGAAGGCTCGGGCGGCGTAGTCCAGCAGGGAGGCCTTGAAGCCCTCGTAATCCCGACTGGTGTAGTCGATAGCCGGTACGTCAGCCACTGATGACCTCGCTTACGGTGCCGCCCACACGCACCACAGCGGTGTTGGTCTGGAGCGACAGGCTGGATGGGGACGCCCCGGCCTCGCGGCGCATGTAGTCGACCTCGATACGGGCGAGCGACATCTGGGAGGCATCAGGGATAGGGGTGGCCCTCTGGAGGAGCACACCGGGCTCGTACCGGTCGAATGCAGAGGTCACGGCACGGCTGATTTCCTGCGCGACAAAGGTGGCGTCAGGGTCGAAAAGCAGATCGGCCACCGGGACTCCATAGTCCGGGAGCATGACCCGCTCCCCCGGCTGCGTGCCGACGAGCGCATTGACATGCTGGGCGATCTGCCTGTCGGGATTCGTCTCGACGGCGATTTTCCCGTCGGACGCAAGTCGAAATGGAACTGCAATCTCGGTAGGCATGCTTGCATTCTCCCAGGAATGCCTACCGAGATTGCAGTTCCGTTCTCAGATCAGAAGCCGGGGAACGCTACCTGCCCGTCGGCCAGCACCTGGTCGTTCTGTGCGGCGACGTCTACGTCTATCTGGTGCCTGGCGGCGTTGTAGTCCTGGGCGGCCTGGTTGTAGAGCGGCGAGGCAGCGTTCTGGTTCACGTTCTGCTCCCACGACAGCCAGTTGTCCCTGACGTAGGACTTGAACGCGTACTCCAGGAGTTCCTGGTCGCCCAACTGAGAGTCGACGTAGATGCCGTGGAAGGACGCTGCTACTCGGGGCCAGAATTCGTCGGGAATAGAGATCGTGATGTCGGTCATTAAAGGGACGTCCTCACTACTTTGTGTACGTGATTTTGAGTTGCGGCGGGTGGCTGTCTCCGACACCGCTGAAGATGCCGTAGTAAGTCTTGTCGGTACTGGAGCCGAGATCTCCACCGAGCGTGATTCCACGATACGGGGTCGCGGAGTTCCAACCTGAATTCCAGGACGACGGCAAAGTAACCCACTTGCCTGCACCAACCGGCCACGATGAAACGGTCAGGTTGTTGCTGGAGGCCATTCCGGACGCAACGCCAGTCTGGGTGTGCACACCGATATGCGCGGTACCGCCACCGTTGTAATACCAGTGGCTGGCGTAGAGGTAGATCTCGACCTTGGAGACCTTCGCCGTGGAGCCCATGTCTGTGAACGGCTGGGTACCGAATCCGACCATCGACTTCTGGGTGCCCCAGGTTCCGGAGTAGTAGCCCTGGTACATCGTGCCGTCGGTGTTACCTGCGTTACCGAATCGCCGGGACCACACTGCGTTGTAGGTCTTGGTGTACGTCTTCGTCGCGGTGACCGCAGCGCCGCCCGTGTTGTAGACGCCGCCCTCGGGTACGGCCGGGCCGATGTCCTCGACGTAGAAGTCCGAGGACTGCGCGGGGCTGTAGTTGCGCAGACCCCAGCCGGTGGCATTGCCCGAGTGGATGGCCCCTACCCACAGGATCCGGTGATCGCCTGGAGCCAGGGCCGTGTTCGACGCGTAGAGACCGCCTGCGTCGGACGAGCACACGATGATGCCCTCGACCACGCACGTGCCATCCGAGCCCGCGCCGTCGTAGAACATGCCCATGTTTCGAGCAATGGTCGTGTCAGTGACCTTCGGGCTTACCCCGTTTGGGTTGATGGTCGTGCATCCGTTAAGAACCGTCGTCGTGCCGGAGGCGTTCACGTACGTCTCCAACTCCTGCACACCGGTCCCGCCGTTGAGGTCGAACTGCGACCGGGCGACGATGCGGTACATCCGTCCCTCGACGGCCGTGAAGGCCAGCTCGATGATGCCCGTGTCGGTGGTGTAGTAGGTCGTGGCTGTGGGTCTTCCCGTCCACCCTCGCTCGTAGGTGACCATTCCCCATGGCAGGTTCCACAGCAGGTCGGAGAGTTCCTTGCCCTGGTACCAAATCTGACCGATGGGGTCGTCGCTGGCCGTGCCGACAGGTCGCTGCGGGGTCCATAGGGAGTTGAAGGTGCCGACACCGTTGGAGTCGATGGCCGCCGCACCGCCTGCGAATGTCGCGTGGGCGTTGTCCGTGGTCATCTCGGTGGCCAGCGTGCCGTCCGGCCCGTACAGGCGCAGGCCGCCAGCGGAGATGTCGGTGGCGCCGTAGCCCTCGCGCATGACGATGACGTCGTCCACGCAGATGTACGAGAACGCGGTGGTCGAGAGACCGTAGGAGCCTGGGTTCAACTGCTGGAAGGAGACGCGGCCCCACACCGCACCGGTCGGGATGGTGACCTCGAAGATGTCCTCGGTGTACGAGGCGGCGTTGTACGTGATGTCGTTGACGCCCGCCATCTGGTCGGTCCAGGTGACGTTGTCCGGGCTGGTCTCAAAGGTGACGTGTAGGTGGCCGATGCCGTAGTACCAGTACCGGAGCATGTAGGTCTCGGCCGCGACGACCGGGAAGGCGTTGCTGGTGACGGTCGCGGTGCCGGTGTTCTTCACTCCCAGGGCCGCCTTGCCCTGGCCGGAGCGCGCGGGGTAACCGCCCTGGGCGATCTCAATCTTGGCCGCTGTGGTGGCCAGAGTGCTGTCGCTCTGGGTGAGGGTCCAGCCGGTGCGGGAGGTGTCCTCGAAGCCGCCGTTGGTCACCAGGTTGCCGGAGACTGCACCGAGGGAGATGTGCTGGGCGTTGACGTTGCCCAGGTTGATGTTGGTGGAGCCCACCTGCCCCGTCTCGACGACCTCGATGGTGAAGATGTCGAGTTCGGCGGTGCCTGTGCCACCCGAGTAGTTGAGGTACAGGCAGGGGCTGATGTACTTCACGTTCTGGTGAAGCCTCATGGGCGAGGTCGGGTTGGGGTTGGGACCAGCGTCTCCGGTCGCGGCCGTGCCCTTGATATATCCGGTGTACGTAATCCACCCGGAGCCTGTGGTCAGGGGTGTGGCCCTCACGGCTGCGTAGGCCTGGCTGCCGGTGCTGTTGGCGCCGGAGATGTTGACGAGGGTCACACCGTCGGCTGCGATGCCTGTGACACCTGCGTAGACGGTCTGGTTGGTGCCTGGGGTGGAGTTGTCGACGGTCTGCCGCACCCGGGCGGTAACGCGGTAGGTCACCCCCGGGTCGAAGGGTATGAGCATGTCCGGCCGACGGGCGCCCTGGATGTATCCGACGCAGCGCATGACAGTCCCGCCGGAGGCTGCGTCGCTGACGCTGACGGTGGTCATGGTGCCGGTACCGGATGGGCCGTTGACCCACTTGCTCGCCGAGTTGCCGAAGTCGTAGAACTTCTGGCCGACGGTGCCCTGGAGTCCGGCACTGAGTTTATCGACGGTCAGCGTCCCGGCCTTGATGCTTGCGGCGTCCAGGTTGGTCACGCTGACCAGGCTGGCGTCGATGGTGCCGGTCTTGATCGAGCCGCCGCTGATCGTGGTCGTGGTCGGGATGGTTCCGTTGCTCAACTGCCCGGCGGGTACGCTGACCCCCGCGCCAATGGAGCCGGTGACTGTGCCCGCGTTCGTGGCGGTGGTCGCGGAGGTAGCCGAGGTGGCGGCCGGTACGGTGCCGGTGACCTGGGTGCCTGGGACGGCGACTCCGGCGCCGAGAGATCCCGTGACGGTCCCTGCGCTGGTTGCCGAGGTAGCCGTGCCTGCCGTGGTCGCACTGGCGACCGGGCCGCTTACGTTCCCACCACCGATGACGAGGTTGGTCGCGTCGATCTGGGTAGCCGTCAACTTACCGACGGTGATCTTGCTGGCGTCGATGCTGGCGATGACACCGCTCTGGGCCGTGATCGTTCCGGCCGCCATCTGGTTGGCCGTGATCGTGTTCGCCGCGATCTGGTTGGCCGTGATGGTGTTGGCTGCCAGCCGGTCGCCCGTGATGGACCCGGCCAGGATCTGCGTGGCGGTGAGCGTCCCCGAGGTGATCTTCGAGGCGTCCAGCGATCCGGTCGCGATGCGTGCAGCGTTGAGCGTGCCAGCGTTGATCTTGCCTGCGTCAAGGTTGGCGATCTTGGCGTTGTTGATGGCGGCGTCGGCGATCTGAGCGGTGCCGACTGCGAGGTTGGCGATCTTCGCCGTGCCGATCGTGGCGTCGGCGATCTGCGCGCCGGTTACGGCGTTGTTGGCGATGTTGATCGTGCCGACGGCCAGGGCGGCCAGCTTCCCGGCTTCGATCGCACCGTTGGCAACGGCCTGCGCTGTCACCGCGTTGGCGGCCAGCTTGGTGTCGTCGATGGCGCCGACCGCGATCTTCGCTGCGGTCAGTTGGCCGTCGAGGATGTCCTGTGCGACGGCCTGCTTGGGGGTGTCCGAGGCGTATCCGGACGGTGCCGAGGCGACGCCCACCTTGGAGTAGGCGACCAGCCGGTAGTAGTAGGCGTTGCCGTAGTTCTGTATGGAGTCGTAGGTGAAGTCAGCGCCGCGCAGTGTGGCGACGGTGACCGGGTTGGAAAACGCCGTGACGGTGTCCCGCTGCACCTGGACGCGGTCGAAGATGGCGGGCATGGCTGTACCGGTGGTGTCCAGGCCGTTCCACGTGACGCGCAGGCCTCCGAGCACGCCGACGACAGTCGGAGTGGACGGGACCGGAGGAGGCGTCGTCGAGGATGCGGTGACGATGTTCGCGGTCGCCCAGAGAGAGGCGTTACCGCTGGTGTCGATGGCCTGGGCGCGGACGTAAAGAGTCCGCCCGGTATGAAGTCCGTCGTAGACGATGAGGGTGTCTTCGGTGGCTGACCCGCCAGCCCAGTTCGTGCCGTCGTAGGAGGTCTGCACGAGGTAGTGCGACATGTCGGTGAGGGTGGTGCCGTCCTGGTTCTCCGTCGGTGCGGTCCACATCGCCGTCACGCTGGCCGAGGTGTCGCCCTCGGCGGTGACGTGCTGAACGGTGGTCAGGGAGAGGGCGGTCGGTTCCTTGGGAGGGAGGACGTCGGTGCCGTCGGTCGGCAGTTCGTCGACCTGGTCCTGGACCTCCTTGATGCCCAGCGGTGCATAGACCGGCCTGGTGATGTCACCGCCGGAGAACTGCACCCACACCGACTGGCCGACGGGCGGCACGGTATTGGTGGGCGAGGACGGAACCGACCAGGCGCTCTCCGCATTGCCCAGAACCTGCGGGATCAGCAGAGTGACCCGGGCCTCGTTCAGAGGGTCCTGGTTATTGGCGACGCTCGCCCGGTACATGCCCAAAATGGGCTCAGCCGACATTGATATCCTCCAGAAGACTCGACTCCCAGAACTGCCGATTTCTCAGGACAGCCGGGACGGTGTC